GGAAATGTACATTGAAAATACAGAAGGATTTGAGGGTGAAGGCGATTTATATTCTAAGTTTGGTTTACAAATAAAAGATACTGCAACATTTGTTGTATCAAGAAGAAGATGGGATGATAGAGTTGGTCCATTCTCATCACAGGTAGAAAATCCTAAACCTGCAGAAGGTGACTTAGTATTTTTACCTATGACAAATTCATTTTTTGAAATTAATTTTGTAGAAGATGAACAACCATTTTATCAATTATCTAATTTACCAGTTTATAAACTTGAATGTTCATTGTTCGAATACAATGATGAAGACTTTGAAACTGGTGTTGAAGAAATAGATACTGCAACAGCAAAAGCTGCATATCAATTACCATTAGATGTGACTATAACTGGAGGTAATCATTTTACAGTTGGAGAAATAGTAGAACAAATAATTACACCAGCATCAGGTGGTACACCAGCTGTTAGAGTATTTGGTGAAGTACAACAAAGAACTAAATCATCAGATATACTTAGTAAAATATGGGTGTCTAATATTGGTAGTGATGGCACAACTGAAACTAAAACATTTACAACAGGTGCTACAATAACTGGTAAAGAATCTGGATTTACAGGTACTATAGCTAAAATATATAGTGATGTGACTGATACAACAGGGGTCACTATGCCTGCTGATGAAGAAGCTCAAAATGTAGACTTTGAATTAGACGCTGATGGATTTATTGATTTTTCAGAATCAAATCCATTTGGTGACCCATCGGAGACATTCTAATGTTTGGCGACCATTTTTATCACGCAACAATGAGAAAATCAGTAGCTGTATTTGGTACACTATTTAATAACATACAAGTTGTAAGAAAAAAAGCTGATGGCAGCACAATTAATCAAATAAGAGTACCATTAGCTTATGGTCCTAAAGAAAAGTATTTAGCAAGACTAGATTCAGCTACTGGATTTGATGCTCAAATGGGTATTAAATTACCAAGAATGGCTTTTGAAATTACAAGTTTAACTTTAGACCAAACTCAAAAATTACAAAAAAGAAATACTATATCTGAAGCACATGGCTCTGATATAACAAAAAAGAAAACAATCAAACATTATACAGCTTATGATATAGGTATGTCATTATTTATTATGACAAAAAATCAAGATGATGGTTTACAAATTGTCGAACAAATACTACCATTTTTTCAACCAGAGTATAATGTCACTATAAAACCGGTTGATGGATTTAATTATAAACAAGATGTTTCAGTTATACTTGGAGGAGTTTCAATTGATGACCAATATGAAGGAGATTTTACTGAAAGAAGAGTATTAATATATCAACTAGACTTTACTATGAAAATGAAGTTCTTTGGACCTACAGGAGACCAAGGTGTTATACGTGAAATTAATTTAGACTTCCATGAAAAAGATAATGTTGGTAGAACATTTGAAGAGATAGATTTTACTATAGGTAATACAGATACAGAATCTAGCTTCACAGTGACTACAACAAAAACTGAAGGTGGGTAATGAGTAAAAAAGATAAAATGATGAAAAATTTAGAAAAGAATTTACCTGAAATAAAACATAATAGACCTATAAAGATAGATAAAGATGTTAAAGACGATTATGAGTTCTCACGTAAAACTTATAAAGATTTAATATATACAGGTACTAGGTCCATGGACGTACTTGCTGAATTAGCAAGAGAATCCGAACATCCAAGAGCATTTGAAGTACTATCTCAAACAATAAAAAATATTGGTGATACAACTGAAAAACTAATGGCTCTTCAAAAACAGAAAAAAGATTTACAAAAAGACGAAAAAGAAGAAGCAAGACAAGTGACTAATAATAATATGTTTGTAGGAAGTACAACTGACTTACAACGGATGTTATTAAATAAAGATAATGTAATAGATGCAAAAGTTAAAGAATAACGAATTTGGTTATTTAGGCAATCCATCAGTAAAAAGAGATGGCGTTGAAACTGAATTTACTAAAGAAGAAGTTTCAGAATACTATAGGTGTATGCACGACCCCGCGTACTTCGCGCGTACGTACATCAAAATTATATCATTAGATGAAGGATTAGTACCATTTGACTTATATCCTTATCAAGAAAAAATGTTTAAACATTTTAATGATAATAGATTTAGTATTGTATTAGCTTGTAGACAAAGTGGTAAATCAATTTCATCAGTTGTTTTTTTATTATGGTATGCATGTTTTCATCCAGAAAAAACAATTGCTATATTAGCTAACAAAGGTGCTGTGGCAAGAGAAATGTTAGCACGTATTACATTGGCATTAGAAAATTTACCATTCTTTTTACAGCCTGGATGTAAAGCTTTAAATAAAGGAAGTATTGAATTTAGTAATAATAGTAAAATAGTAGCTTCAGCCACAAGTGGTAATTCAATAAGAGGTATGTCTATTAATTTATTATTCTTAGATGAGTTTGCATTTGTAGAAAATGATGCACAGTTTTATACATCAACTTATCCTGTAGTATCAGCTGGTAAAGATACTCAGATAATAATATGTTCTACAGCAAATGGTATAGGTAATGTATATCATAAATTATGGGAAGGTGCAGTGCAAAAGACAAATGAGTTTATACCATTTAGAGTAGATTGGTGGGATGTACCAGGAAGAGATGATAAATGGAAAGCTGAAACTGTAGCTAATACATCTGAATTACAATTTGAACAAGAGTTTGGTAATACTTTTCATGGAAGGGGCAATACTTTAATAAGTGCAAATCATTTATTAGCTCAAGCAAGTATTGAACCAGAGTTTTTTAAAGATAATGTTTGGATATATAAACAACCTATAAAAGAACATGAATATGTAATGACAGTTGATGTATCTAAAGGTAGAGCTCAAGACTATAGTACGTTTACTATTATTGATGTAAGCACTCAGCCATTTGAACAGGTTGCAACATTTAGAGATAATAATATATCTCCTATGTTAATGCCAGATATTATTTACAAATATGCTAATACTTATAATCAGGCATATGTTGTAATTGAAAGCAATGACCAAGGTGCTGTAGTTTGTAATGGTTTATATTATGATTTAGAATATGAAAACATGTTTGTAGAATCTAGTATTAAAGCAAATGCATTAGGTGCTACAATGACTAAAAGGGTTAAGCGTATCGGATGTTCAAGTATAAAAGACTTAATAGAACAAGGTAAGCTTAAAATAAATGATGCACAAACAATAGTTGAAATGAGTACTTTTGTAAGTAAAGGTAATACTTATATGGCACAAGCTCCAAATCATGATGACTTAATGATGAACTTAGTGTTGTTTGCTTGGTTTACTACAACTGATGTATTTCAATCATTAACTGATATTGATATGAAAGATTTATTATATAAAGAAAGATTAAAATCTATTCAAGACGATATGCTACCATTTGGATACGTTGAGAGTGGGAACTATGAAAAGGATAAATATACTAAAGATGAGGATGGAAATATTTGGTTCGAAACTGAATGGAAAGGACATGCAAAAATTTAACGAATATACAAATAAAACTGTAATAACTGAAGAAGAAAAAAGTTATAGATTTGTATATCTATGGTATGATGACCCTGAAGACCCTGATGACCCAGAGGCTACTGCAAATGATTTTATAAAAGAAGGAGAAAAACTAGGTCTTAAAGCTTTTAAAGTAGATGTGCAAGGCGCATATTCAGATTTAGATGATAAAGGTATAAGATATATTTATGATGGTATGTCAGATAAACCCGAACAAAACAAATTTAAAATAGATGATAATACTATTGTATTTGTAAGAGCTCCAGTCACAAAAAGAAAAGCATGGTCTGACTTTTTAACTCAATTAGAAAGAGCTGGTGTTGTATGTGTTAACACACGTGCTTGTATGGAAATAACATCTGATAAATATAGAACAAGTTTATATCTTGCTGAAGCAGAATTAGCACAACCTAAAACAGTTTTAGTTCATCATCCAGAAAAAGCAATACCTGCTATGGAAAGATTGGGTGCTAAATATCCAGTCATTCTTAAAACACTTACGGGTTCATTAGGTATTGGTGTAATCAAGGTAGATTCAGAAAGTTCACTACATTCTACTGTTCAATTGTTATATAAGTTAGACCCTAATATGGGTGTATTACTCCAAGAAATGATAGAAGATTTTACTTTTGATATACGTGCTCATGTTATAGGTGGTAAATATCATGGTGCAATAAAAAGACCACAGGTTAAAAAAGATTTTAGAAGT